TCGCGCGCATCAACGCCGAGCGCGCCGTGCTGCGGGAGATCAACGACCTGAACCAGCGGTTCGACAACTTCGCGGAGTGGTCGGCGTGGCAGGCGCTCGGCGGCGCGATCACCTACAACTACGCCAACGTCCAGGCTGTCGTCGACTACAAGTTCCCGTCCAGCCACTTCGTCACCCCGGCCACCGCGTGGGTGACAAACACGGCGCTCGGCTACTACACCGCGGGCGGTACCTCCAGCAACAGCGGCGCGCCGGGCAACGCGGCCACCCTGGGCCAGGCCAACACACAGCTGAACGCCACCGGCGGCACCATCACCTACGCGACCCCGGTCTCCATGATCGAGGACGTCCGGTCGTGGAAGCGGCTGCTGCAGATCCACGGCCGCGTGCCCGCCAAGGAGGTCTTCGCCACCTCGGTGACGATGGCCGGCCTGATGGAGGCCTGGGTCAGCGCGACGCAGGCGTCCACCGTGTCCATCCCGGCGACGATGCTCAGCGACCGGATGAAGGACGAGTACTACTCGACCGGCATCATCAGCGGCTTCATGGGCCTCACCTGGACCACGGTCGAGCAGGTCTTCGAGTCTGACCTCGGGTACCTGACGTTCTTCGTCCCGGACGGCCAGCTGTTCATGGGGAACTACTCGGACCAGAGGCCTGTCGAGCTGCTGATCGGCCCGACGGCTGACGACGAGGCGCCCGAGGGCTTCACGGGCAAGTATGCGAAGACGTGGAAGGAGAAGGACCCGAGCGCTCGTCAGTACCTTTTGGAGTGGCACCTTCTCCCCATCATCACGCGCCCTGAGCAGATGCTCGTCGCCACCAACGTGATCTCCAACGGCAGCACCGCGCCCGCCGGCTACTACGCGGGCTCGGTCGGCAACAAGGCCGGCGGCGGCAACATCGACTAGACGGCCCGCTGAGGCCACGGGCGGCGCTGACCCTCGCCGCCCTCAGAACCCCCGGAATCCAGGCATTCCGGGGGTTCTGCACGTGCGCCTGCAAATGCCGTAGTAACGTGCGTGCCGCGGCACGGGAACCTTCCCCGGACCCGGCACCGGGGACGAGGGAGGGCCGGGCGCTAACTGCTGGCTTGCGACTAAGAGGGCTGGCCCCGCTCAGGAACAGAGGGGTCTCGCGAGCAGAGCCGCTATCCGTCCCTCCCGACTCCGCGGGGGTCATCTCATCGAGAAGCAAGGAGAGCGGGCTTTATGGACGAGTTCAGCAACAGCCAGGGCGCGGCCATGCAGGCGGCCATCGAGGCGCCTGCCGAGCAGGGCGGCGGCATCACCGCCCTGGTGACCGGGGTGGACCCCTTCGCCAGGCAGCACAGGTACCTGTAACCTGGACTTGCGTCCTTAGTCCGGACGACAGGCTATGCAGGCCGGGTGTTTGGCGACAGCCGCTGCAGCGAGAGAGCGCCGATTCGGTCGGCGCTCTCTTCGTTTTCCCCGCCGATTGCCAGCGCATGGCAGGACTCAGCGGCCCGCAGGCCGTCATCGACGTGGTGGCCGCTTCCGAGCGGCTGGTGCCCTCCGTGGTGCCGGAACCCTCAACGGAACAGCCCCGGAGATTGGAGCGGCCGGGCCCGGAGCCCACGGAGATTGGAGCGCCGGAGACTACGGCGGACGCTGGGCAGCTGCTGAGCGCCCTGGAGGCCCGCTGCTCGTTCGGGCACCTGAACTCGGTGGACTCCCGGTTCTGCTCCTCCTGCGGCCTTCCCCTGGGCCTGTCGGCACCGTCGCAGGTCGGCTCCCCGGCTCGGCCCAGGCCGCTGGCTGAGCTGAGCCCCGCCGAGCGCGACGAGCGCGACCGCCAGCACGCCGAGGCGCTGGCCGCCGCAGCCCGGTTCGAGGCCCAGCCGCCGCAGCTGCTGCCCGCCGAGGGCGAGACGATGCTGATCCACTTCGTGGCTGACGGGCTGACCGCGTTCGGCCAGGTCTGGTACCGGGGCCAGGAACTGGAGATCGGCCCGGCCCACCCGCGCTGGAGTGAGGCGCTGAACTGGATCACCTTGTCCCGGTTCGAGCAGGCAGAGCGCTGGGGCGAGCAGAAGTTCGACCACGGGCCCTGGCCGGGCCGCCGGTCCTACGCCGACGGGCTGGGCAGCTTCGAGCAGCTGTCGGTCACCGCGCCGGACGGCCGCAAGGTCCCGTACGCCGGGCCGTCTGAGGCCGAGCTGCGCGCCGCCGACGAGGCCGAGCGCCGCCGTGGCCGTGCCGTGCCCGCCCCGGCCTTCGGGTAGCGGGCGGTGACGTTCCCTGCCGGGCTGGAGACGATCGAGGTTACCGGCCTGCACGTCAGCGACTTCGCCGGCGCGCCCGTCTCCGGCTACGTGGTCTTCACCCCGAGCGCGCCGCAGGCCGTGCCTGCCGTGAGCGCGGTCCTGGAGGGGTCGGCCGTAGCCCAGGTGACCGGCGGGGTGATGACGCCGGTCACCATCCCGGCCACCGACAGCGTGTCCCCCCGTTCACCTACACGATCGCGCTGCGGCTGCAGACCGCGGACGCCGCCCCGCCGCCCTGGACAGGGATCTCCATCCCGCACACGCTGGGGGCCAGCGTGGACCTCTCGGCCCTGATCTGAGTCCGATTACGAGGGCATGACCTGGCCGGTTCCCACGCTGACCGAGCTGTCCGAGTACACCGGCCGCCCGGCGTCCAGCTACACCGGCTACGTCAACTCGGCCCTGCTGCAGGCCACCATGATGTTCACGGTCCTGTCCGAGCTGGGCGCAGACGACTACGGCGGGCTGCCTGCCGACTTCCAGCAGCTGGCCAACATGGGCGTCATGGCCATGGCCGACTACCTCTACCTGCGCTTCCCCTACCAGCAGGTGCTCGCCAACCCGCTGCAGAGCGAGGCGATCGGCTCTTACAGCTACAGCAAGCCGATCCAGGAGATGGCCCGCAACGCCCAGGCCATCGAGGTCAACTCGGAGAAGACCGGGGTCGACATGTTCGACCTGGCGATACGGCGGCTGGCCAGGCGCACCGCCATGAGCGGCGTGTTCTTCGGCCAGATCACCGGCTTCGAGCACACCGCGAAAGACGACCTCGCCTACGTCAAGTGGGACCCGCGCGAGTGCCGGATGGTGCTCGTCGGGCCGGCCGATCACGACCAGCTCGACCAGCAGTTCTTCAGCATCAGCGGCGAGATGTTCCCGGCTGATCCCAGCTGAGGCGTATCAGCGTGCATGGGACTGCCTGAGTACGGCGACGTGCTGGCCCGCGCCAGTCGGCGCCCCCCGTTCAGCAACGGGACTGAGTACGACGCCTGGTGGGAGAGGCACTGCGCGAGGTGCCGCAACGAGGACGACTGCCCGCTGCTGGCGGTCGCGTTGTTCGAGACGGTCACCCCGGCTGAGTGGCAGCCGGACCAGCCGGGCTCGCTGGGAAACCAGTACCGCTGCACGCTGGCCGAGCCCGCCGCGCCGTAGCAACAGGCATGAAGTACGTGATGACCTGCGTCGGCCATGTCGGCATCGCCCGGCCCGGCCAGCCGGAGGCGGACCCGACCGGGCAGTACCTGAGGTCTTATGACCCGGAGGCGCACGACGGCCAGGGCAACGCGGTGTGGACCGCTGACCTGGCCGAGGCCCTGCGGTTCGACTCCAAGCCGGACCTGATGCGCTGCTGGCAGCAGGTCCCGCGGTCCCGCCCCCGGCGCCCGGACGGGCGGCCGAACAAGCCGCTGACGGCGTTCTCGGTCAGCTGCGAGCCGGTGCCGGAATGAGGAAGCGGGTCCTGGTTACCGGCTCGCAGGGCTGGCACGATGCCGAGGCCGTCGCCAGGGTGCTGCGGCCCCTGTGGATTCTCACCGAGGGCGGCGTGCTGGTCTCCGGCGGATGCCCGCGCGGCGCAGACGCCTGTGCGGAAAGGATCTGGCGCGGCCTCGGAGGTGAGGTGGAGCAGCACCGTCCCGAGTGGGGCCGGTACGGCAACTCCGCAGGCTTCCGCCGGAGCGAGAAAATGGTACTGCTCGGCGCCGGCATCTGCGTGGCCTTCATCCTGCCGTGCGACAAGCCACTGTGCGAGGGGAAGCCGCCCGACCGCGAGCTGCCCTTCCACGGCCGCCGTC